TAGAAGCTTAAGAAAAGAAAGGATAAAGAATAAATGAAAAAAATATTATTTACAATTACAACATTACTAATGATTATATTTTTTGGAGGATATGCAACAGCAACAGAGATTAAAGTTGACAAACCAGAAGTTAAAGTTACGACTAGTGGAGATAGATTCAGCCCGGTTACAGTTGAATATAAGACTAAATTTAGTGATGATTTAAAGATGAATACAGGAGATAAAGTCGTATTTAATCTACCGCAAGAATTAAACCTACAAACAAGCTATAATTTCGATGTTAACAGCGCAGAGGGCGCAGTAGTAGGTAAAGCAACAGCGAGTGTAGAAAACAATAACGTTACAACAGTATTTAACGATTATTTCACAAACAAACCATTAAATAAGAGTATGCAGTTATCTTTAATGACAGTATGGAACAAAGAAAAAGTTACAGGAAAAGACACAACAACATATGATTTGAATTTTAACGGAACTATTGTTAGCACGAAAGTAGACAAAGATGGAGTGCCAGATTCACAAGAAATAGTTACTAAATGGGGAGAACAAGACGGAAATATAATTAAATGGGCAGGACGTGTAAATTACAAGAAAGCTAACCTAACTAATGTAGTAATTACTGATAAATGGGATAACAACCAAGAATATATTGAGGGAAGTTTAAAAGCTAGAATTTTATCAAGCATAAGCCCGTGGACTAAAATTGGAGAAGTAGCAAAAGAGAACGTTGAATTTAATTCAAATGGATTTACAATTAAACTGCCTGCATTAAATGAGATTGTATCATTAGAGTACTCAACAAAAGTTAAAGATTTAAGTAAGAATCCAACTAACAACTTACATATTCAAGCAGACAATAATGTAGACTGGGACAAAGATGTAGAGGTACAAATCGCAAAAGGGACTGGGAACGTAGAGGGAGAGAATAAACCAGAGCCAGTATTTGAAATACCAAATGAAGCACCTAAATACGAAAAACCAGAACTTAACATTGATGATATTCCATTAATGCCACCAGCACCAATTGTTGAAAAGCCATATCTTGATTTAAAAGATATACCATTATTACCTCCTGCACCAGTGTTAGAGAAACCATACATTGATATTAATGATATACCTATGATGCCGCCTGCTCCAGTATTAGAATTACCAGAACTTAAGATTCCAGAACAACCAAAAGAAGTTGAAAAGCCAAAAGTAAAAGAAGTAGCTAAAGTTGTTAAGGTAAGTAAAAAAGAAAGTAAACAAAATAATCAAGTTAAGAAGTTAGCTGCAACAGGGGCAACAAGTAAAGATGTAACATTCTTAATCGTAGGAGCATTAGCACTAGCATTAGTATTGAATCGTAAGAGAGCTAAATAAGATTAAAAGAGGATAGAGTATGAGAACAAAAGAGGAAAAGAGAGCAAACTGGAAGATACATTATTTAAGTAGAATTAATTATCTTCAAGGATTAATAGAAAGTAAAAATAATACATTAAAGACTATTGAGTATAGAAAATCACAAGTTAAAGCTATTGATTATGCAAAAGAACAAATCAAAGGTGGGAATAAATCAAGCTGGGAAGCTCTGATAGATAAGACGGACGAGTGTAAAGAATACATCATTCAAAAGAACATAGAATTACATGATTCAATACTAGAGATTATGAAAGTAATAGACAATGTTAAAAATGATGAGTACAGATTATTGTTAAGCATGAGATATATAGAGTGCAAGAAGTGGGATGAGATTGAAACTAGGTTAGATATAAGTACTAACACTAGAGCTAACAAGCATACAGCAGCATTGAAATATATTCATTTACCAAGAACACAACAATAAGTATTAAAAAGTGTAAATAAGTATAAAGAGGTACACACAAGTATATTTGAATTTGATATAATATAAATGTAAGAGTTAACAGGGAAAGTTAACAAATGGTATTTAATCATAATATCGCAAAAGACGATAAACTTTCCTTTCAGGTTAATATTTTTTAAAACATAATTACTTAAAAACATAATTACTAACAAAATTATATATAAGATAAATAGGCAAAACGTTCTCTGTTAGCTACTTGCAAAAATTGAAGATTATTACTTCTATTCATAATGAAAAACTCTTTATTTTAATTTTATTTTTTTAATACTTCGGGTAATCATAAAAAAATATTTACAACGCGACATACCTTTAATATTTTTTTAATTTTTTTATACGAAAGAAAAGCACTGTAAAAGGTGCTTTTTTTATTTTATCAAGAAAGGGGGCGATTAGATGGCAAAGTATGACGACTGGTTAACGGAAGAAGGTTTAACAGTTATAGAAGGTTGGGCAAGAGATGGCTTAACTGATAAACAAATAGCTCAAAACATGGGAATAGGTTACACCACTTTCAAAGAGTGGAAGAAACGCTTTGAGGCTTTTTCGTCCTCCTTAAAAAAAGGTAAGGAAGTAGTAGACAGGCAAGTAGAGAACGCATTATTTAAAAGCGCAGTAGGTTTCCACTACACAGAAGAAACTGTAACTAATGCTGGTGCTGTAGTAACTGTTACTAAATATAGTAAACCAAACACAACAGCCCAGATATTTTGGTTGAAGAATCGTAAAGCTGCATGGAGCGACCAAAAAGACAACGCAGCAGCGCCAGAGCCTGTAATAATCGTTGATAGTTGGGATGATGATTAATGAGTGTATTTAGAATTGAAAAGAACGTGAATCCACACTTTAAAAGTGTGTGGGAATCAAAAGTTCCTTATAACGTTTTAAAAGGTGGACGTAATAGTTTTAAATCATCTGTAGTAGCGTTGAAATTAGTTAAAGAGATGAGTAAACAATTAAATAAAAATAAAAGAGCTAATGTAGTAGTAATCCGAAAAGTAGCTAACACAATACGAGATAGTGTATTTAATAAAATACAATGGGCTTTAAATATATACGGTTATGCGAATCAGTTCAAAGCAACAGTAAGTCCATTTAAGATAACACATATTTACACTGGTTCAACCTTTTATTTCTATGGCGCAGACGACTTTCAAAAGCTAAAGTCAAACGATATAAGCGATATTGTTGCTGTGTGGTATGAAGAGGCTGCGGAGTTCGACAGCAAGGAAGAGTTTGACCAAACAAACATTACATTCATGAGACAGAAGCATAAAGATGTAAGGTTTGTTAAATTCTATTGGTCTTACAACCCACCTAGAAACCCATACAACTGGATTAATGAGTGGAGCGAAGAGGTAAAAACAGATGATAGTTATTTAGTTCATGAATCTAGCTACTTAAATGATGAGCTAGGTTTTGTAACTGAACAAATGCTATTGGATATTGAGAGAATCAAACAGAACGATTATGAGTACTATAGATATATCTACTTAGGAGAGCCAGTAGGACTAGGAAGCAACGTTTATAATATGTCTTGTTTCCATCCGTTAACAGAGTTGTCAACTAATGATAGATTAATAGGTATCTCTTACGCACTAGATACAGGACACCAGCAGAGCGCTACTGCTTGTGGTGCTTATGGAATAACAGCAAGAGGTAATGTAATTTTATTAGACACGTATTATTACAGCCCTGCAGGTAAAAGCATTAAGTTAGCACCTAGTGAGTTAACAGTAGAGATTAAATCATTTATAAATGAAGTACAAGATAGATTTAATGCTAACTTAATTCAGTTGACTATAGATAGTGCAGAGGGTGCATTAAGAAACCAGTTCTTTAAAGATTATGGTATACGTTGGCATCCAGTAGCGAAAAAGAAAAATCAAACCATGATTGATATGGTAACAAGTCTACTTGCGCAAGGTAGATTTTTTTATTTAGATAACGAAAATAACAAGATATTTATTGAAGAGCATAAAATGTATAGATACGATGAAAAGACTATCAACACAGAAGAGCCAAGAGTAGTTAAAGAAGACGACCATACAGTAGATGAATTTAAGTATTTTGTTTTAGATAACGCAAAACTTCTAGGATTAAAAGCATAGGAGCAAGAGTAATGAGAATAATAGAAATCATTAAGAATTTATTTAAAAGGAGCAAATGGCAAATGCAGGGAAGTTTAATTAATTTAACAGACCATCCGAAAATAGCTGTTACCAGTGAAGAGTACAACAGAATACAAAGCAACCTTACATATTATCAAAGTAAGTTTGATGATGTGAAGTACATTAACACGGACGGAGAACAGCAGACAAGAAAATATAACCACTTGCCATTGGCAAGAACTGCTTGTAAAAAGATAGCTAGTTTAGTTTATAACGAACAAGCAGAGATAACAGTAGAGAATGAACAAACAAACGAATTTATTCATAGCATACTTAACAATGATAAGTTTAACAAGAATTTTGAACGATACCTTGAAAGTTGTTTAGCATTAGGTGGCTTAGCAATGCGCCCTTACTTTGATGGTAAAACAATAAAGATAGCGTTCATTCAAGCACCTGTATTCTTGCCGTTAGAGAGTAACACACAAGATATATCAAGCAGCGCTATTGTTACAAAGACTATTAAGAACGAGGGCAAAGAGAACAAGTATTATACTCTAATAGAGTTTCATGAATGGAACGGAGAAGACTTAGAAATTACTAACGAGCTATATAAATCTAATTCTAGTAGTGTAGTAGGAACTAGAGTGCCTTTAACTGAATTGTACGAAGACTTAACAGAGAGCGTTACAATTAAAGGTTTGAGTAGACCATTGTTTACTTACCTTAAAACAGCAGGGATGAACAACAAAGATATTAATAGTCCACTAGGTTTATCAATATTCGATAATGCGAAAACTACAATAGACTTTATCAATCGTACATATGATGAGTTCATGTGGGAGATTAAGATGGGACAACGTAGAGTAGCTGTACCAGATAATCTAACAGAAGTAACTTTCCAAAATAATGACGGACATTTTATTAAGAAACGCAGATTCGAGGTAGAACAAAATGTATTTGTTCAAGTTGGCGGGGGTATTGATGATAACAAGATAGTAGATTTAACTACACCAATAAGAGCGGAAGACTACATAAAAGCAATTAACAAAGGTTTATCAATCTTTGAAATGCAGCTAGGAGTTAGTGCTGGTATGTTTACGTTCGATGGTAAGAGCATGAAAACTGCTACAGAGGTAGTTAGTGAAAACTCTGATACCTATCAAATGAGAAACAGTATAGTTTCATTAGTAGAAATCTCACTTAAAGAGTTAGTAATCTCTATTTGTGAACTTGCTAAAGCTAATGGAATCTATAACGGAGAAATACCAACGTTTGAAGAAATCTCTATTAATTTAGATGATGGAATATTCACAGATAGAAATGCAGAGCTTAATTACTGGATTAAGGCAGTAGCTAGTGGATTAGTTAGTAAGAAGTTTGCTATCACTAAAATACTTAATGTTACTGATGTAGAAGCTAATGAGATGTTGGCAGAGATTAATGCAGAGGTAGAGCCGCAGCTAGAACAACAAGACATAGACATTTACGGAATAAACGAAGATGAAGATAACAGAAAACGATGGTAAGTTCTGGTTAAAGTCAAAAGAAGTAGAGCAAGTCTACCATGACTTAACCATTGAACTCATGATTAACACAATTAAAAGACTTAAGCAGCGTGGTAATGCGGACTTGTTAAGGAATCCATATGTATGGCAATTAGAAAAGTTAAACGATATGCATTTGCTAACAGAAGAGAATGTTCAAACAATAGCTAAATACAGTGATATATCAGAAAGACTATTCAGAGATGTAATAGTTAATGAGGGTTTTGAAATATACAAGCACGGACACGAGCAATTAGCAAAGGCACTAGAGACAACTACAAGTATCAACTATGGTTTACAAAAGTCGTTAGATGCAATAGCAAGACAAACCATGTACGAAACAAATAACTTGATTAATACTTCACTTCCTCCTGCTCTACAAAAAGGCTTTAAACAAGCATTAGAAAAGGCGGTAGGTGCTGTTGTAGGTGGAATATCAGACGAGAAAAAAGCCTTAACTAAAGCAGTATTTGAAATGTTTGACAATGGCTTTACTGCATTCGTTGATAGAGGTGGTAGGACATGGACTGCAGAGCGTTACGCACAAACAGTAATAAGGACTACAACTTTCAGAACTTATAGAGAGTTAAAAGAAGAGCCTGCGGAGGAGTTTGGGATAGACACATATTACTACAGCGCCAAGTCAAGCGCTAGAGAGATGTGCGCCCCTTTACAGCACAGGATAGTAACTAAAGGAGTTGCAAGAACTATAAAAGGAGAGCGAGTATTAAGCCTGCCAGATTATGGACTAGGAACTCCAGGAGGTTGTTTAGGGATAAATTGTGGGCATTACCTTACACCTTTTGTAATAGGTGTGAATTACAAGCCAAGATTAAGAGAAGATGTAGAGAATCTAACAGAGGAAGAACTTAAACAAAACGCACTTGATAAAGCAAAGCTAAAATCTTATGAAAGAGCCATTAAGCAAGTTAAAGATAAAAAACAAATGGCAAAAGCTCTAGATAATACAGAGCTATATGACAAATTAAAGCTCCGTGAAAGAACGTTAAGGAGCAGCAAAAGAGAATTAATAGAAAGAAACCCATTTGTATTAAGATGGTAATTAAATTTAGACCTAAAGTAAGTCGTTAAACTGCTTTTTTTTCGTGTTTAATACCACGTTATGTATTAAAAATTTAGTCGATGGACGTAAAACGAAAGGAGCTTATCAAATGAGCTTAAAAAGAGAAATGTTAATTAATGCAGGTATCAACGATAAAGAAGTAGTGGACGAAATCATGCAAGCGTACGGGGCAGGTTTAGAACACGCTAGGACACAAGAAAGACAAACGCTACTTGCAGAGAATGAGACATTGAAACAGCAACTAGAGACTCAATCTACAATGCTAGAAGATTTAAAGAAAAGTAGTGAGGATAATGCAACTGTTAAGCAGACACTAGAAAAGTTACAACAAGAGTATGAGCAATATAAGATTGAGAGTGATAGAGAGCTGCAACAAATAAATAAAACTAATGCTATTGCACTAGCTCTAAAAGATGTTAAGGCATACGATTCTGATGTGTTAATGAAACTAATAGACATTGACAAGATAGAACTAGGAGAAGATGGTAGACCTAAACTAGATGAAGTAGTTAACGGATTAAGAGAAAGTAAGCCGTTCTTATTCGAGCAAGAGCAAGTACAACAGCAAACGCAACCGCAAATAGTTGTTGGCGGGAATCCAAACGGAACAGGGCAACAAGAAACAGACCCGTTCCAAGCAATTATAAATCAATATAAATAACGCAATCAAAGGAGATTAGAGAATATGGCAGGAAATCAAAATTTACCAGTAAGACAATATGCACCACAATATAAGCAAATGCTATCTACAGTGTTTGATGTTAAGAAAGCATTCGAGGGAGTTGTAGCTCCTATTCAAATTTTAGACGGAGTACAACACAACGCAAAAGCATTTGCAGTAAAAACTAATGCAACTCCAGTAGTGGTAGGAACTTATAGCACAGATACAAATACAGCGTTCGGAACTGGAACAGGTACAGGAAGTAGATTTGGAAACATGACAGAAGTAATCTACCAAGATGAAGAAGTACCTTACAGCTACACGCTAGCTATCCACGAAGGGTTAGACCGTTACACAGTTAACAATGACTTAAACGCAGCAGTAGCAGACCGTTTAAGACTACAATCAGAAGCGCAAACAAGAGAGATGAACAAACGTATCGGAAAATTTCTTTCTACTAATGCAGGTAAAACAGAGAACTTAGCAGATTTAACAGAAGCTAGTATCAAAAAATTATTCAACGCAGTTACTGCTTACACAGTTAACACAGAGATTAATGCACCTATGAAAGCATACATCAGAGCAGAGCTTTACAACGCAATCATTGATATGGCTTCAACAACTACAGCTAAAGGCTCTAGCGTTTCATTAGACAGCAACGGACTACTTAAATACAAAGGTATTGAGTTAGTAGAAACTCCTGAGAAGTATTTAGAAACAGGAACATTAGGAATCTTTGCGCCAGATAACATTGTTATCGCATTTGTTGGTATCAATACAGCAAGAACTGTAGAAGCTACAGAATTTGATGGAGTACATTTACAAGCTGCTGCTAAAGGTGGTACTTACGTACTAGAAGACAATAAGAAAGCTATTATTAAAATTGCAGGTACAATAGCTTAATAGGAGGTAGCAATGCCAAAATATACAATTAAAAAAGAATTTACAGATAAATACGAGAAATGCACTTATTCAGTAGGAGAAACAGCAGAGTTCACAGAAGAAAGAGCAGAAGAAATTAAACTAGCTCTAGGGGAAGATGCATTAGTATTAAAAAAGACTAAAAAAGAAAGTACAGAGGAAGTTTAGTTAGCTTCCTCTTAAGTAGGAGGTTAACAATGACATACTTAACTTCAAACGAATACGAAAGACTAGGTTTTGATGAGATAGATAACTTTGAACAGTTAGAAGAGCGAGCAAGTAGCGTTATTGACTTATATACAGATTATTTCTACAGCAATGTAGACTTTGAAAAAGATAATCCTATAAGGAAAAACGCAGTTAAGCAAGCAATAGCATATCAAATTAATTACATGGATACTAGCGGGATAACAACCGCAGAAGATAAGGCAAGTTTAAATAGCTTGTCTATAGGTAGAACAACAATCAATTACAGCAACAATACGACTAATGCTATAAAAGATAACTTCAATCTCTCACAAGATACACTTAACTTACTAAATAGCGTTGGTTTTGGTTATAGAAAGGCTGTATATGATAGATAAAAGACTACTAACTGACACTATCCAAGTACAATTAATTGATGATGTTGATATGTGGGGTAAAAACTCACATAAAGAGCCTTTTACAGTAAATTTTGTAAGGTTTGATAGACTTACGATAGATAAGACTGAAAAAGCTAGTAAACTTACTAACACAGTTAGGAATAGAACAGGGAATATATTTATATATCCTAGATTTTCTAAAGTGAAAGTAGATGATAGTTGGTTGCAAGCACAAATTACAGATGAGCATGGAACTTATGAAGTAGTAAGTTATCAAGTTAATTACTTTAATGGCAAAGTCTTCTCATACGAGGTTAACGTAATCTAATGAGTATTACAGTTAGTTACGACATAACAAAATTAGAACGTAGTGTTACTTATGGTGCTATGAAAGAAGCCCAGTTCAAAGTAGCAGAACAGGTTGTAATGGATTCAGAACGTTACGTACCGCAAAGAGGCGGTACTCTTGTTGGTACCGGGATGGCATATAGCGGTTACGTTGTATGGAATACAGTATATGCGAGAGCACACTACTTCGGTACAAATGGTATTGTTACATTTAGAAAATATTCAGTTCCTGGAACTGGTACTAAATGGGTAGAAAAAGCAGCAGCAAGTAACATGAAGAACTGGGAAGAAGTAGCATTGAAAGGACTTAATTTAAAATGATAACAAACAATGATTTTCAAATAGTACTATGTAATTATGTAAATACACTTAACTTAGGATTAAAAGCTAGAATAGACTACTTTAACGAGAAAGACGACCTAGTTATTAATCTTATAAGCGGTGGACGTGTAGAACAACTATTCATGGACGGCTCACAAGAAATTAGCTTACCTTACGAGATAGCAGTAAAGAGTAAAGACAATCAACGAGCAAATGCTATTATATGGACTATTCACAGCTATTTATCACAGTTCGGAATAAAATTACCTAGTTTAAATAATTCGTATCAATTTTTAGAAATGGAAATCGCAAAGCCATCTATTAATGGACAAGATGAGCAAGGCTTTTTCATTTACACATTAACATTAACAGCAAAATTAGAAATTAAAGGAGATTAATTAATGGCAAGACAAAAGAACGCACTTAGAAAGCATTATGTAGCAGTTTTTAACCCTGCTAACCCAACAACAGCGCCACAAAAAGCAGATTATAAACTGTTAGCGAAATACATTAAAACAGTAAACGATGAGACAGATGAAGATACTGACGACATCGCATACTATGACGGGGACGGTACACCAGAGGAAGTAGTAGTATCTGTTAAAGCTGGTTTCTCATTCGAGGGGAACTACGATGTAGAAGATGAAGCACAAAAACTAATCGCAGGACTACGTTATAAAGTAGGAGATGAGCGCAAAGTATGGTTTAAAGTCGTATCATCTGACAACAAAACGCAATGGGAAGCAGTAGCTATTGCAAGTGGTATCAAAGCAGGAGATGGAGATGCAAACGAGTTTGAGAACTTTGAATGTACTTTAAGATGGGTTACATTACCTAAAGAAACAGCAGTAGTTTAATTAATATAATTTAGGAGGATATTTAACATGGTTGTAATTAAAAGATATGAAAACACTATTCCAGTAGAATTTGGAGAGTTTACTTTAAACTTTGCAGTAAATGATAAAAACATAAAAGAGCTTGATAGATTAGGAAAAGAACTAGGTAAGTTAGAAGAACAAGCTAATAACATGACAGGAACAACGGAAGATATAGACACTATCTACAACATAAGTAAAGATATATGGGAATCGCTATTCGATAATGATGTGTTCACTAGAGTTTATAGCTTAGCTAATGAATCTAGTATTTCTTGCTTATTGTTTGCTATTCAAATGATTAAAGGACTACTTGAAGAAATCGGGAACACTTACAAAGAAGATAAACTATTGAAATATCTTGAAGACTAATCATGTTAAATTTATCACGCAAATTAGAAGATAATTTAATAATTGGTAATGATGTTTATCCTCTTGACTTAAGTTTTGGCAAAGTGTTACGAGTATTTGAGCTACTTCAAGATTCAGAGATACAAGAGGAGATAAAGCCTTATTTAGCTTTGCAAATGCTAACTGGTGCTAATTTCTCAAATTTTGACTTGATTGAAGTAAACGAAATCTTAGAAGAAGTTTTCAAAGCGCACATTGTCAACGAAAAAACACAAGCAATTGAATATGATTTAATGGGCAATCCTATGCCTATACAAGAAAAGAAAGAGGAGGAGCGAGTATATAGTCTTAAACATGATGCGGATTATATATTCGCTTCTTTTTTTCAGGCTTATGGCATAGATTTAATTGAAGAAAGACAAAAATTGCATTGGAAAAAGTTTAATGCTCTGTTAAATGGTCTTCCTAGCGATACTAAATTTATGGAAGTATTGAAGATACGTAGCTGGAAGCCAAGAAAAGGAGACAGCGCAGAGTATAAAGAAGACATGAGAAAACTACAACAAGAATATGAACTTCCTTACGATGAAGATTAATAAATTATCTTAAAGAATAAACAAGAAAGGAGGTTGAAATATGGCGGTAGGTAAAGTAAAAATAGATGTTGACTTAACTGGTGAAAAGGCAAAGTCTGGAATAAAAGGAATTAAAGATTCGCTAGAAGGATTAAAGAGTGCAGGTCAAAAGACAGGCTCTTTATTTAAAAGTGTTCTAGGAGCTAATTTAGTGAGCGCTGGTATTGGTAAGGCAATAGGTAGTGTTACAAGCGGTGTTAAGAGTATGTTGACAGAGCTTAATAATTCATCTAAAGCGTGGCAAACGTTCGAGGGAAACATGCGAATGTTAGGTAAAAGTTCCGAAGAGATAGGGACTGCAAAAAGAGCAATGCAGGACTATGCAACCAAAACTATTTATAGTGCTTCTGACATGGCACAAACCTATTCACAATTAGCAGCAGTAGGAGTTAAAGAGACTGACAAGTTAGTTACTGGATTCGGTGGACTAGCTGCAGCTGCAGAGAATCCGGCGCAAGCTATGAAAACATTAAGTACACAAGCTGTTCAAATGGCGGCGAAACCTAAAGTAGCATGGCAAGACTTCAAGTTAATGATGGAACAAGCACCCGCAGGGATGGCGGCTGTTGCCAAAGAAATGGGAATGTCTTTAGAGGAACTTGTAAAAGGAGTTCAAGACGGTACAGTTAAAACAGAAGAGTTCTTCAATGCGATTAAGAAAGTTGGTAATAATGCAGATTTTTCTAAAATGGCAACGGAATTTAAAACGATAGACCAAGCTATAGACGGAGCAAGAGAAGCGCTAGCAAACAAATTAGAACCAGCTTTTAAACAACTTAGTAAGTTCGGAATCAAAGCTATTAAAAGTCTAACTGATGCAATGGAGAAAATAGACTTTGACGGAATGGCAGAGAAGTTAGGGCATTTCTTAGACGGAATTAACATTGATGGAATTGTTAGCAAAATAACTGCTGGTGTTACATTGTTAACTAACACAGTTAAAAAGATGTGGAATGCATTCAGAGATAGCGGAGCAGTTACTGCAGTTGGTAACGCTCTTAAAAGTGTTGGTAATGCAATATCTCATATTATAAGCTCGTTAGCTAATAGCGGTGTATTATCTGTTATAGCAAGAGTGTTCGGAGAGATAGTTAAATGGGCAGCTAAAGTAGTTAGCGCAATAGGTAAGATTATAAGCGCTATCCCGCCAAGTGTATTAAGTGCTATAGCTTACGGATTCTTAGCGATAGCTAGTTCAATTAAAGCTATTAAAATGGCGTCTAAAGGATTAGACTTCTTGAAAATGCTAAAAGGCTCTAAAGGAGCTAGTAAAGGCGGTATAGGTAATCCGTTAGAGGATGTTACAGGTAAAGTAAGCGAATCGAAAAGCCGACTAGAGTCGCTTTTTAAAGGAATCGGTGGTGTTATTAATAATGCTCTAAAAGGAATAGGAGCGGTAGTAAAAGACGCAGGTGTTGGTCTGAAAAATGCATTTGAAGGTCTAGGAAAAGGCGTTCAAAGTGTTGGAAAAGGAATATCAACAGCAGCACAAGGCATAGGAACAGGACTAGCAACTGCATTCAGAGGACTAGGACAAGCGATAGCAATGGTACCACCTCAAAACTTTTTAGCACTAGGAGCAGCAATCGCTCTAGTTTGTGCAGGTCTTGCGCTATTAGGAACGCAAGGAGAAGGCGTTGCGATGGTGTTTACTTCATTAGGAACGGCAATAACAGCAGTTATTACAGCGTTAGGAACAGGACTTACAGCTATTATAAGCTCACTAGGAACAGCCTTAACTTCAATCATCACGGCATTAGGAACAGGACTTCAAGCAGCCTTACAAGGTGTAGCAACAGTTATTATAGCTATTGGAACAGGTATTCAAAGCGCCTTACAAGGTGTAGCGAGCGTAGTAACTAGCTTAGGTAGTGCAATTCAGAGCGCACTAGTGGGAGTTGGCGCTGCGGCAACTGGTGCAGGTAACGGAATAAGGTTAGCGTTCGAGGGAATAGCTTCCGTTGTATCAAGTGTTGGAAGTGCAATTCAAAGCGCAATGCAAGGTGTAGGAAGTGTAATAGAAAGCGTTGGTAGTTCTATTAAGTCAGTATTAGATGGTCTGAAAAGTGCATTTGAAGGCGCTGGGAACGGAATCAAAAGTGTATTTGAAGGTATTGGAACAGTAATTACTAGTGTTGGTAGTTCAATTAAATCAGTATTAGACGGTATTTCTAATGTAATTAGAAGTGTTGGAGAATCCGCAGAACGTGCGGGGAACGGATTTAGACTATTCGGAGAAGGTGTCCAAAATATAGCAAGCGTTGGGTTTACAGGTCTTGTAAGTTCGTTAACAGCGTTAGCTGTAGGATTAGGACAGGTTACTAGCAAAGCTGGAGAGATGCAAGCGTTAGGAAATGCTATGACTACGTTCGGTACTGCATTAAGTACTGTTAGTAGTATGGCAGGAGCTACAGGGACAGCCTTGCAATCGTTGGTTGCTCCTATTGAAGCAATAAGAACAGCGTTTGAAACTATACCAACAGCAATAAGTGCAGCAGCAACTGGTTTAACAACTTTTGGAGCGTCTGCAATAACATCAACAATGGGATTAATGCAAATGAGCTTAACTCTTGAGATGTTTAACATGAGTATTCAAACATTGGCAACTGGTTTAACAACAGCAGTAGCACAATTTACAGCCTTTAGCGGAGCTATTACTGGTATAGGTGCATCGTTAAGTAGTGTATCTTTAATGTTTGATACATTAAACATGGCAATAACTACAATGTCAATGTCCTTTACTGCTTTAAGCGCTTCAATCACTTCAACAGTAGCGCAATTAAGTGCAATAGGGACAACAGTAGCTGGAATAGGTATTCAAATCACAAGCATGGCAGTATCTGTAAGTAGTGCGATGACAACAGTAGCAAGCAGTATTACTAGTTCAATGCAAAGCGCAGTAGCTGCAGTAGAAAGTGCTTGCTCTCAAATTATATCTGCACTAACTCAAATGGCATCACAAATGAGCCAAACAGGAAGCCAAGCAGGTCAAGAATGCGGACAAAATATTGCTAACGGATTAAATAGTTCTATAGGGGCTATTACTGGAGCAATGAACAGTATCAACAGTGCTATGCAAGGTGTAGCAAGGAGCGGTATTGGTGCAATGGTTAGTATCGGAGCGCAAATAGGAAATGGACTAGCGCAAGGGATGATGAGTGCATTAGGTGCAGTAACAGCAGCAGCAAACGCCCTAGTAGCACAAGCGGAGAGAGCGGCAAGAGCAGCAGCGATGATTCACTCCCCATCTAGATTATTTGCTAGATTAGGTGTGTTCGTGCCTGCAGGTTTTGCTAAAGGTATTGAAAAAGGTAGTCCAACAGTATTTAAAGCGTTAGGAAATATGGTTGATAGAGCTAGTGGAATGAGTATAGCTCCCGAAAAAATGTTATCTCTAGGACGTGGAGGACTAGGACTAGCAACAGCAGGAGCAACTAACACAGTTAACAACAGCACAGCTAACAATTACAAAGCATTATTACATATAGAAAACTTTGAAAATCATTCTAAAGATGATGTAAGAGATTTATATAAACAAATTAAATTTATGATTAGAGAGGAGGGCGGCCGTCTTGATTAATAAGTTTATTAAATACAATGGTATAACATCTAAAGAGTTAGGATTAAGACTTGTGGATGATATAGAGATAGAATCAACTGAAAAGAATATAGAATTAATTGAGATAGATGGAGTTAACGGTGGAAAGATTCGTAATAAAAAGAATTTAAAACCTATTCCAAGAGCCTTTCCTTTCACTCTATATCAAGGAGTGAATATAACACTTGATGTTAAAAATAGACCAGATGGCACAAGATATTTAGAGAAAAGGCAAGTAACAAGCCCTAAAGTAGATATAGAAGAGACAGCCAGATTGATGAACATATGGTTAATAGAATCTAGCGGAGAATGGAAAGACTTTGAGTATAGTTGGGATGAAAATTATTTATATAAAGCAGCATTTTTTGAAACGTTTAATATAAAAGGTAGTTTAAATGCTAGAAAGAAATGTATTTTAAATTTTAAATTACATCCTATTAAGTATTTAAAACTAGGTCTTCAACCTGTTCAAATTAGGAAAGGGCAAACCATAGTTAATCCAGAGCTTCGTGAGAGTAAACCATTAATCAAGTTAACAGGTACAGGAGATGTGAAGTTAACTATTAATTCGCAGATATTCAAGTTAAAAGGTGTTAGCGGACATATTGTAATTGACTGTGAGACACAGTCCGCTTATTACAACAACAAAGAGCCACAATACGACAAAGTATATACTTATCCTTTCCCAGTATTACAACTAGGAGAAAATACAATTAATTGGGATAATAGCTCTTTTACTTGTGAAATTACACCAAGATGGGAGGCTAATGTTTAATGGCATATCCTATATTATATAACGCAAACGAAACTAATTTTGAGCATTTAGGAGTATCGGTGTTAACCGATGCTTCTAATTGTTACGTTTCAAGAGAACGTAACGGAATTTACATTCTTGAATTTGACTACAGCTTAAACGGAAAAGATGTAGATAAGATTAAAGAAGGAATGATAATAAAAAGTGATGCAGGGCATCGAGCAAAGAATCAACGATTTATAGTATCACAAATTACAAAAAATAAAGACGGATTCAAATTTTATTGTCAACATGAATCATACGTTAAAACTGCTATGAATGTTATCAACGGAGAAATAAAAGTACAAGGTAGCGCAACAAATGCACTTGAAATATGGAAAGATAACCTATTAGACAGTAAGGATAAGTTTTTTGTGTGGTCTGACATCACAACAAACAACACGACAAACTGGACTATTGACAAGATGGAAAACGCAAGAGAAGCGCTAGGAGGAAAAGAAGGATCTATTCTTGATGTGTGGGGCGGAGAATATGAGTTCGATAATCTAAACATTAAACTACATAAGCAAATGGGAAGAGATACACCGACAATTATCGCTTATGGCAAGAATTTATTAGATATAGAGCAAGAGGAAAGCATCTTAGAAACTTACACGTCTATTTTTCCGTTTGTTAAATATCAAGATACAAACGCAAAACATAAGGATAAAGAAGAGGTTATTATTACTTTACCAGAAATAATAATAGATAGTCCTCACGCTAGTAACTTCACTCATAGAAGAATTTTAAAAGTAGACTTCTCAAGTGATGACAAGATAAGAACGGTTGAAAAGTTAAGAAGTGAAGCTAATCATTATATTAAAAGTAATAATGTAGGAGTACCAAAACTTAACTTAAAGCTATCTTATCAAGATTTATCTAAAGTAAGTAGCGTATTTGGAAATACTGCTATTGAAGTTGTTGACCTTTGTGACACATTAAAAGTTTATTACGAAGACTTAGGCATTATGAATGAAAATGCAAAAGTAATTAAAGTTGTGTGGGATGTTTTGCTAGAAGAAAATCACGAGTTAGAAATTGGAGACACAAGGAGCAACTTTACACAAGTAACTGGAACGCAAACACAACTAGAGAAGATAGAAAAACAAAACTCTTACCTAGAGGAAAGATTAAATCAATTACTAGACGAACAAGAAGCTATCTTTATGAAGTATTTTAACGAAAAGAAAAAAGAAATAGAAGATAGTGCAAAACAAGGAATTGAAAAAGCAGTAATTAATAGTGAGTTATTCTCTAAAAAGATTAGAGAAGAGTTTAACACAACTACTCAAGCATTTAGAGAAGAAGTTAACAAGGCTGTATCAGAGTTTGAAGAACGTTTCAAATCAATCAACGGAGAAAGTCTTAACAAGTTAAAGAAACAAATTGAAGAGACTACACAAATTGCAGAAACCACGTTAAAAATGGTAGGAACTGATGATTCTATTACTTATGGTAAGAATAGAGTAGAGGGAGATACAAACAGAGAAATTCCTGCAGGAATACCATATATATTAATTGAACATAATGGAGATGGTTTTGAAGTAGGTAAAGAGTACACAATTAGCTGGGAAGCTATCTGTACAATTAATGATTATTATGATATTAAACTTAAACTTAGTAGACCAGCTCCACATCCATTAATGGTTAGGTTAGTAGATGAAAATGAATTTTACGAGCCTATAGACACAACGTTTAATGCTGGAGATACTGAAAAAATGTTGTTACATGTCTATGATGGTTATTACATTTTAAAAATTTCAAGTTTATGGTTTAAAGAACAAAACAAAAAAACTAATGTTAGGAGTAACGCACCAGTAACAGCACCTATAGAATTTTTAGAAATTGCAGATAGCAATAACGATGATATAGAGGGAAGTTGGAGCGAGACACCAACATATATATTTGATGGAGGTAACTAATGGCAGAAAAAATACCGATAAGAGTACAACATAAAAGAATGTCTCTAAGTGAGTGGGAAGAATCTTCAATCATTTTACTGGCTGGAGAGCTAGGTTATGAGACTGACACAGGGAAAGCCAAAATAGGTAACGGAATAAGCCGTTATCGTGATTTAAAATACATAGCAGGAGAAAAAGGAGAAAAAGGAGACACAGGAGAGCAAGGAATAAGAGGAGAAAAGGGAATAGATGGAACTTTTCAAGCTTTATCACAACAAGAAAAGGAATCTTTAAAAGGTAAAGATGCAATTGTTGGGGATTATAATTTAATTCTTAATTCACTGTTCCCAGACACTAATATTAAAACTAGTGGTAATCCTACTCTTTCAATTATCCCAAGTGATTTTAATGGACGTAACGCACTTGATGTTAAAAAGAGCGGAGCAGGTAGCAATACATGGGCAGGAGTGCAAATCGACACATCACAAAAGATATTAAAAGCAGGAGATAAACTAGTATTAAGACTACCTATTTACATTTATTCAGATGTTAACCTTGATAGCGGATTATATTTGAATATCAAAAAACATACTGGAAATAAAGTGTTAAAATCAATTAATTTAAGTAATATCCCCCGTGATAAATGGACAGTTTACGAAGAAAAAATAACGATTACTGAAACTATTGATTTCGGTAACGAGCTACATTGGTTTTACTTGTATGTAGTTAAAAATGGGCATTTCAAAATTGCAGAGCCATATATAAGTTATGGAGAGGAAATACCTCCTAAATGGCAACCTAATTTAGATGATTTAAAAGGAAATACGATAGCTAATCAACAGAACGGACAAGCTCTTAAATATTGGGTAGGTACAGAACAACAATATAATTTAATACCATTCAAAGATAATAATACTATCTACGATATTGTTAAGTAGGTGTTAGTATGGAGAGATTAAGATTAATGTTAGGTACTACACCTATTATAAAGCGATACATAGGCAATAAATTAATATGGGAATACACAACCTTACTTAAAAAGTTAGAAGGTTGTTTCTTAATGTTTAACGATGATTTTTCTGAATTTATTTCAGTAGCAGCAAATGATTATAGATTCACAGATGCGAATATTGTTAAAAGAATAACAGTAAATGATGTTGAAGTTAACACTATGGAATCTTTTAGATATTCTAATTATCAATTTTATATTTATTTTGCAAGTCCAGAAGAT